ATGTATGTGACCCTGTCCACCGTAAAGGAGTCATCAAAAGTGTCATCTGAATATTTCGCCGTGTCCCCTGGCTGCAAATACAGATCCGGCTGCGCGCAGCGAAGGTGCAGACTGCCGTCAATGAGCGCCCGGTAACTCACCCCGGTAAGCGTTGGTTTTCGCCACCGGAGTTACGGTCCGGTGGCCACTCAGCGTGACCGATTCGTTTCTCGCCCCTCGGTCCACTCGGATCTCCTCCAGGTCCACCGTTGTGAGTGTTTCGCGCACCGACTCCTCGCCGGATATCACCCAAGACATCTCTAATTTGAGGTCGCCGTTGCTGCGGGCGTTGATGCCGCTCAGATAGGTGTCAAGGTCCCGGACAACCACTTCCAAATATGTTGGGTCGCCGGAACGCAGTCGACCCTGAAAAGAGGTGACCGGGATCTCTAGGTCGGCCAGTTCATCGGCATCCCCGATGAGCGTGAGATAATACCTGGGGGAAGCTTTGTGTTGATTCTCTGAAAGCCACTCGGTCCAGTTGAGGCACTCGAACGCGATGGTCGCCGTTCCGGCGAGAGCTATGCTTCGGTCCGTCTCCCGGTCGACCGCTGCGGAAAGGGCTGCTCCCCCGGACAGTGCGCCCGAAACATTGTACGTCGCCTCCCCCGCGAGCGCGAAGGTGACCACGCCATCAGGGTTCAGCACCCCATCCAGGGTCGAGAAAGTTACGCCTGCAGTGACCGCAAAGGCCGCGCTAACCGAAATGGTGGCGTCCCATGTGCATAAGGAGTCAAAGCAGGTGTGGTATGTGGCCTTGATCCAAGCGTCGGATCTGGCGACCTGGGAAATGCGGACCTCGTCAATATCTCCGCTCCATGGGTACGACCCGCCTACCTGGGAACCGATATAAAGTGAGGAGTCTGTCGTGTTGGCCGTGCCGTCCGAGAGCGCAGTGCGTGACTCTTCGGCTGCGTCCTGGAATACGTGGACGTCTCCCGCTGTCGTGCCCTCCAGTGTCACCGCGTAGTGGTGCCAGTCGGAGTCCGCCTGCATGTTCAGATTGCCGAAGGTGGCCACATAGGTGAATAGCGCCACCCGAGCCGCCGTGCCACTGGCGCCTGCGTCAAGGCCGAAGCGGGTGCCATCACTGCTTGCGCCCATCGAAAAAACGAACGCATACGCGCTTAGTGTGTCGGCCTTGGCCAGAGCCTCGAAAGTGCGATTGGCAGATCCGGAGACCCCAATATTAGAGTCCGAAACGATACGGTCTCCAGAGCCCGTGAAGGAGATAGCGTCTCCGACCTGGCCTGAGACCAGGTCCCCGGAGACCAAACTGTTAGGAGTGGCAGTGTTTTCGTTGGACGTGGAGTCCAACATGCACCCGGCCCCTCCGCTTGGGTCCTCGGCGAGGTGATATACCGCGAGAAAATCGGAGTCCCAGACACTCTGCGCAACTGCATCGCCGGTGTCCCCGACATACGTCGTGTTGTCCGACTGCCCAGAGTCATAGTACAGGTAGATAGTCGTGTCCGCGCCGGAAGCGATGCTTGGAACCTTAACCCAGAGCCACGCCTCTCCAGCCACCGTAGAAGACTCGGTGCCATCTCCGCCATTGTAGAGATCCGCAACCTCTGTGGCGCTCAGAGCCTTGGAGTAGACTCGGAAGTCGTCAATAACTCCATCAAATTTATCACCCTTGTCGTGCTTCGCGCCGAGGACGGAATCGTTGGAATCGGAGCTTATCGAAGTTGTGCCCTCATACGCTGTGTCCTCTGCCCCTGCGGCGTACAGGGCGAACCCCTGGCCGGGATCGTATACTAGAACAATGTGGTGCCAAGAACCCGTGCCGAAGGTGGCTGTGGACTGGATTATGTCAGAGCCACTACACCACACGTCTATTGTATCTGGATCAGAGCCATCCGAGAACCAGATGGCAAGTTGCGCCTCTCCACGTAGGGTAAGCAGGCGCGCGGTGGATGCTATACTGTCCGGCTTGAACCAAAACGCGATGGAGAAAGACCGGTTTCCATCAAATAGCCCGATACTGTTCGGGAGATCAATGTAGGTAGACCCGTCGAAGTCTATCCCGGCGCTGATTTTTCCGGTGGTTGTGGACTCGGAAGTGTAACTGTTGGCGCCGTTGGAGAGCGTGCCAGTGTGCCCATTTCCTGTGGAGTCTGTTACGTCGGACGAATCAGCGTTGTCATTGAGTTTGTAGTGAAGCTCGAGATCCCCGGTTGCTGAAAACTTTTCGATCTCCACGTAGCATTCCGTCGTTCCGTCGTCCGTCGTGACTGCGATCTTCTTTCGGTTTGCATCCGTGGTGAGCTCATCAAGGATCGCCGAGACATCCACGTCCCCGATCCCAGACGCGGTGGAGAGATAGAGAAGCACGGGAAAATCGGAAAGCGCCGCATCCACCTTCGATGAGTCGACGGTGATCTCGTATCTATTCGCCCATGTGCCAAGCCAGCCCATCCGCCCCTCTTTAACTGCTGCTTACCGTGATGGTCACCGTGATTTTGAGTGTGTCATCATCCTCGACAGCCTTAGAGGCCGCAAACTGCGCCGCGCCGAACAAGGTGGCCGTTGCCGCGGTGTCGCCCTTTGTGTTGTCGCTCACCAGCGCCGCGCCATATATGGTTTCGCTGGTAGACATGGTGAACGTCGCTTTATTTGCGGAGTTCGTCATGCTCTGGCTCGCCGCTGTCGCTTCGGTAAATGCCGGCCTGTTGGCCTCGTCGTAATTCGAGCTCTCCGTGTACCCAGGAGTCGCGTACGTGTCACCCGCGGCCACCGTGTGATCATCGTTGAAGAGCGCGATGTACCAGGTCCCGATCTGCGAGGTCCCGTGGAACATGATATCCAGGAGCGCGTCTAAGCCTTCGTTTGTCACCAAATTGTGGTCCACCGTCACGTCGGCCGACCAGGCACCGGCGCGAAACGAGCTCCGCCTCCAGTGCTCGACCTCCCAAAGGCTTCCGATCTTCAATTTTTCTTTCATTATGAACTCTCCGTCTCCGATGATTTGATGAGAAATGTGACTCTCACGGGGTCCTGGTCATAACGGTACGAATCGATGGCCCCCAGAAAACACCCCTCCCGGCAAGAGAGGACAAACTCAGTTTCGTCTTCGATGAGGTCCCTTAAGGTCTCCCGGTCCGCGACCGGCATATCGTGAGCCACCACCGTTATCGCCCGGTCCCCGTGCGAGTACCCCAGGTGCGATATCACAGAGCCGCCATCCAGCGTCGCAAACCGCGAGACCCTTGGCAGCATGGCGCCGTAGCTTGTCCCGGGCCCCTCTCTTATTTTTATTTGTCCATCAGCGTTCGATGTCGTGGTTGATATGATGATCATGACGCCCCCAAAAGGAAGCTCGCGCCTTCCTCGGTCGCTCTCACCTGAATCCGCTCCAGGATCTCCCACATGAAGGCCTCAAGGTGAGGCTGAAGGCCATCGCCGGTGATCTTGATAAGCGCCTCGCCTTTGTCGTAATACCTCTTGCGCGACTCCAAAAGGTCGGTCTGCGCCTCGATGTTCTCCCGCTGCGCCCTGGCAAGCTGCTTTTGCATTTTCAGTTGATCGTCCAGGTAGGCTTCGGCCGCGTAGGAGTATTTCCCCTCCTTCTGGAGGTCGGTCAGTTCTTTAAGGGCCGAGGTCCCGGCGCCGGCCGCCGCGTCGAATATGCCGGAGACCGACCGGCTCATCTGCTCGGAGGCATCCCGGATCTCCTCGACCATGCTCCTGGCTGTGGCCTTGAGCTTTTCCTCGGCCGCGTCCTGGACTCCGCCCTCGCCTCGGATGTCGTCCACGATGGAGCCCGCCACATCTTTTAGCTGCGACTCGACCTCGCTCGACAGACTGGCAAGCGCCCTCTTGACCTCCTGCGTCCCCTGCTCATCGAGGACCGGCTTGACAGTGACCTCGGCGTCCTTGTCGAGCATGCCGTGTATCTCATCGACCAGGCCCTCCACGTCGTCTTTGGCCGTGAAAAAGGCGCCGCCTATCTTGTCAGCCATGTCAACGGACCTGTCAGCCGCCACGCTCGTTGTGTCCGTGAGCCTCCCCATGGCCTGCTCAAGGCCGTTGATGGCCTGCTTGGAGTTCTTCCCGACCTCCTCCTGGAAGCTCGCATTCATAATGTCGAGCTCGCGCCGGAAGTCTGCAATCCCATCGTGTAAGCCGTCCAGGCCAGGGACGATACCCGAGAGCTTTTCAGGAATGAAGGTGACTGCCCGGGTAAAATTCACAACCAACTGCGCCATGCGAGAAAAGACGATCTCCAAATTGTTCCAGGCGAAGCGCACGCTACCGGCCACCGCGTTATACACGCGCTCGATGTCGGCGCCGCTTTTTTCTATGGCGATGAGCGCAGTGCCAATTTTGACGCCGGCCTTAGCCACCAGCTCGGCCGCGCCCAGGAACTCGCCGGCCGCCCGCTGGCTCGCAGCAACTAACTCATTGAAACGGCCCACCCCCTCTCGGATGGAGTCCCACACGGGGTCCAGGTACGCGACCATGCCCTGCGTCACGCGCACCAAGCTTGTGATGGTGTCAATCACCGCCTGCAGCGCGTCGCTCAACCCCTCTGTGCTCCGAAGGTCAATCCCATCGAAAAGCTTCCGGAATTGGTACGTGAGGTCGTCCACCGCACCAACCAGGTCCGACCAGTCCACCGAGTCGAAGGCCTGGGGCAAGTTCCGCGCGATGGAGTCCATGGCGGCGGTGATGTCGTCCGCAAACTGGTCGATGGCGCTGAAGACGTCGCCGAGAGACTCGGTGTTTATTTCTCGTCCAATGGCGCGAATAATGTCCCGCGCCCCCTCCGTGACCCCGACCGCTGCCGGAGAGAGCATGTCGCCAATGCCCAAAAACACCCCCTCAAGAGCCGAACGGAGACTCCTCATGGCCCCGCCCATGCCGCTTTCCATTTCAGCCGCGATTTTGGAGGTGACCCCGCCGAGCTCCCCGATCTTGTCTTCCAGGCCTTTGACCGCGTCGCTGCCCTGATTCAGCAGCGCCGCCATTTGCGGTCCGCCTCTTTTACCGAAGATCTCCACCAGAGTCGCCGCCCGGTCCGCAGGGTCCTGGATCTTTGCCAGGCCGACCGACAACTGATCCATGATCTCGGTGAACGGCCGCAGGTTCCCTGCAGAGTCCTTGACTTGGACGCCGAGGGACCTCAAGGCGTTCGCGCTGTCCGCAAAGTCGACCCCAAGGGCGGTCGTGTCCACCCCGAGTTCTTTCATGAGCTTGCCGACATTGCCGGCCGGGGCGACCAGCGCCAGGAGGATGTTCCGAAGAGAGGTCCCGCCCTTCTCAGCCTGATATCCAGCGTTCCCAAGGATCCCCAGTATGGCCGCGGTCTCCTGGAGCTCAAACCCAAGACCCTTTGCCACTGGCCCGACGAATTTGAATGCTTGCCCTAACTGGTCGAGAGACGTGTTGCTGTTCGTGAAAGTGGCCGTCAGCACGTCGTTTGCAGACGTGAGCTTGTCGACCTCAATGCCGTAGCCGGCCATAATGTTTGTTACGATGTCCGCTGTGTCGCCCAAGTCCATGCCGGCGGCCTGCGCGAGGTTTAAGACCTCCGGGAGGGCCCCAATGGACTCGGCAACATCGAAGCCCGCCAGCGCCAGGAACTGGAGGCCCTGAGCCGCCTCAGTTGCCGTGTACCTGGTGGTCTCCCCCAGGTTTCTCGTGAGCTCGGTCAGGCTTTTGTATTCGTCCTCATTGGCCCCAATCACGCCCTTGACCTTGAGCATCACATCTTCAAACTCGGCAAACTTTTTGATTGAATAAGCGGCGGTCGTGACGGAAAGAGCCAAAAGAGCCGCATCCGCTTTTAGAACTCCGTCGCCCAGCCTGGCGAAGGGGTCCGCAACCCTGCCGATGGCGTCTTCCAGTTTACCCATGCCGGTCGAGATGCCGGAGATGGTCTTGGAGATCCTGTCGTCACCCTGGAAGATGATCGAAACGACTCTTTCAACGTTGGTTGGCAAGGCTTGATCGCTCCTGATAGTAGCGCCCCCAGATTTCCGATTCCAGGGGCGTCAAGTGATCATACGGGAAGAGGTCTGGGATCACTTCGTAGAGGAATCGGTGGACACCCCCTCCAAACCCGCCTCCGGCGCAGAGTGCGAGGGCGCTTCGCACCCGGGGGTCCCGCCAGAGGCGCTCGATTCCCCCGGCAAGAGGGGGCCGTGGCCTGTGAGCTCTAAAACCTTATTGGTGAGCGCGTAAAAAGTGACCGGGAAGTGGCGCGCCAGGCGGACCGCCTGGCTTTTTGTGATTGCAGGTGCGACCGACCCCACGACCAGGAGGTTGTACCGACGAACCAAATCGTCCGGGGTTTTTTCGGACGATCCCAGCGCCGCCATGGCCGCGTCCGCTTTCTCTTTCGCGTTCCCGGAGACTTTTTTCAACAACTCAACCAGTGCCTTGTTTGTGTTGACCGCCGCGTTCGCCTCGGCAACCTGCCGACCCTCCAGGCCCCGGACCACCCACACCGGGTCGTCCCCTTCCGCGAAAAAGGCCGCGAGCTCAGGCACGGGAATCGACTCTTCCCTGGGCTTAAATTTTGTCGACTCGAATTTGCTCAGATCAAAGGTCATGCCTCCCCCAGATAACCGAGACAGTTAAGCAGGCGCTCCATCTTCGGCGCGTGCCATGGGTCCAAGCGCCGCCACTTGGCCGGGTCCTTTCCGACCCGGTGAGCGCCGATCGGTTGCGGCGGATAAATATCTGCGTGGTCATCGCCCGGGAAAAACGCCGGGTACTCACTCCACCGATGCAAAAGTTCCAGGCCGCAGGCTTTAGCAATTCCCGCCTGAAGCTCGTCTGGGTGCTCCACAAGGTCTTCGTATTTGAGGGTCCGGACCGCATCCCCGAGGGTGACCATCTGATGGATGGACTCGATCCACCGGACAGGCGGTGCGTACTCGCTTTCGACCACGTCCCTGCCGTCCCGGTAAATGCAAAGGGTGAGCATGTCATCCCGAGCGCGGATCAATTCAAGCTGACGCTGACCTTCTAGGGGCGGGAGGCAGTTTGAAAAAAGCGTCCGGATGGTCCTCTTCCCGACAAGAATTTTTCCGTCCGCCGGTGGAGGCATGTCCACAAAGAGATCCAGGGACACCTCGTGAGGGATAACCTCCACGCCGTCGAAGGCGTGAAAGAGGCGGCGGAGCAGAGTCGTACCGCTCCGCGCGCAGCCCACTATGAAAATGCGGTCCGGCATAAGCCCCCTTAGCTTGAGAACTCCGCGCTCACGGACTCAGCCGTTACCGTGCACGCAGCCTGGATCTGGTCGCCGGCAGGGAACGTCCGAGAGACCCCGAGAGTCCCCTGTGTGAGAATGTATGCGCTCTCATCCTCGTCCGGGTAGAATTTGACCGTGATTTTTTCGTTCTTCTCACTAAGCAGCGCGTCCGTCACGCCGTCGTTAAGCATGGCGGTGAAGGACCCCTGCCCAAGACTTTTGGATGTCGAAGCGATGGTCTTGCGGTAAATTTGCTGCGAAGACACTGAGTGCGCCTCTTCAGCCGGCACAAAATCCACTGCCTTCCCAAGCTCGATAAAGGTCGGCGTGTAATACTGGATATACACCGGCTTCGCCACGCTGCCGGTATGGATCGCAGGCAGCGCCGAATCAAATTTAATATGGGCATTCTCCTCGGCCGAACTGTCCGCCTGCTCGCCGTCTCCAGTGTTATTCTCGGTCCAGGATGGATAGTCCGACCGCTCCGTGTGAGTGCCGACCACCTGGTAAATCTCGCTCGACGCCACGGCGGCAGAAGTGGACGAGGTGATGCGGATTTGCCCGACCTCTACTGACTCAACCGGAATCAGCGGCGGCCCCCCTGCGCCATCCCGGGTGCTAGAGAAAGATGTGTCCGCGCTCACGGTCCCCTTGACCACCGCCATGGACCCGTCCGAGGCCATGGTGACCGAGTAAACACATGCCCTGCTCGCCGTGGTGGGCCTGGTGAAAGTGGCCGTGGTAGCCGTCACCGTCTGCAAGCTCCCCTTGGAGTAGGCGGTAAACGCGGCGACAGTTACTTTGTCGTCGTCCGCATGAGTGCTGAGGACGTTTCGTCCGGACACAATCCCGTTTGGCCTGACATCCGGCGTGTACCCGGACTTGCCGCTCCAGAGAGTGCCGGCGGTGAATATCTGCCGGTCCCCCGAATCGGTCATGGCCGTGTAGGATGTGAGGGTTCCGGCTCCGGACTCGATTTCGATTTTTGCATTTTCAGCGGTTGGCATTTTTAGATCCTCCGTTTTTTACTGGTTTGTCCATGACGCTCCAGCGGCTGCAAGATCACTCGATATGGATTCACGCTCTGCGGCAGCTTTCTCCGCCGGCAAAGCACCGACTGCCTTTTTGTGGCGCTCAAGGGCCCCCGAGAGCTCCTTTGCCAGGCACGCAGCGGAGCGCCGCATGACGAAGGCATAGCTCGCTTGGTTTAAGTGATAGCAAAAGCGGTTTCCCAGATCAGACGGGTCTCGCATCAAGTGCTCGTAGATGGCCATGTATCGGCGGCCTCCCTCAATCTGGAGGTCCGGTCGGTCCATCCATTCGCCGTAGAGCACCAGGTCATAGGCAATGTCGAGATCGTTGGGGATATCCTGGATGGCGAGGGTCAGCCAGCGGTCGGCCTCTTTCGGCTCGCCGAGCTGCACCCCGCAGTGAAACAGGATGTGATATATGGAGGCATTGAACTGAGGCTTCCCCCGCATGTTCTCCACGTACTTCCTGCCGTGTCGAATAGCCGCCTCCGGTTCGTTCCGTTTCGCCTTCTGATGCGCCAGGTAGAAGTATCCCATGTGGTGGTTACCGGGAAGGTCCTGCATGATGATCTCCTCGGTCCGGTCGAGCTTCTTGCACATCTCCTCCGGCGGGAGGTCATAGCCAAAATGGCGCAGCGTGACCCCCTGCAAAAGCGCCAGGTTTTTCTCGCCCTCATTTAGCGTCAGTTGGTTGTGATAATCGCTCACCCACTTGGGCTTCCGGTCCCGGCGGTACAGGCGCACCGACGAAAATGTAACGTCCACATCCTCGCCCTTCATGTCTTCCACCATCATCACGCCACCGCCGATGTTCGGCGGCATCCGCCTGAGCATGTCGAGCAAATACTCCCCACCCTCCAGCACCTCATCGGCGTCGATAGATAGCACCCAGTCACTAGTCGCGTGGCCGGTTGCCTGGTTCCTGGCTTTGCAGAACGACTTTTCCCACGGGTGCTCAAATATCTTGGCACCGAACTCGGCTGCGATCTCCATGGTCCGATCCGTTGAACCCGTGTCCACCACCACGAGCTCGTAGTCCCCGATCTTCGTCAAGGACTCGAGGCACCGCCTGAGGTTTTTCTCCTCGTCCCTCACGATCATGCAGACAGACAGGGAGGGTGGAGAGGGCGGGGTGGTCCAGGTCCCACCCTCTCCGGCAGGAGAGGTCTCAGCATGAAGGGTGTTCGGTGTGATGTCCGACATAAATATCCTTATGGCTGCGAGTAAGGGTTCCCCGACAGCACTCTGTAAGTGATTGCAAAGGTGGCTTCGGTTCCCACCGTGGTGTCCTCGCCGGCCGGGTAAGACTCCGTCCCGCCTCCGGTGTAACGTATGTCGTCGGCCAGGCCTCCGGTCCCGCCTGTCTCCGGGGTCTCCCTGCTGGCCGTGCTCGCCGTGGTCGCCACGTTGTTTTGCTCGCTGATATTCAGGTTTTCGCCGTTCTGAAAGGTGCCTGACACCCGCCGCATGGTGATCGTGCCGGCCGCGTCCCCATCGGCCCAGGCTCCGGTCGAAAGCGACACCGAATCCACGAGGCCTGTCGCGCCACTAGTGGCGCCTGTCACCGTGTCCCCGGGCTCCACCTGCTCGGTCCCGCCGCCGGTGAACGAGATGGTGTATTTTCGGGCCGTCATGCACTCGATCACGTCCCCCAGGAGCTGCTCTGCCACCTCGGACGGATCCGAGCTCTCAAATTTCTGGAACGCTTGGACCGACACATCCATCACATAGGCGTTGTTGCCGTACTCGCGGCTCGCCTCCTCCGGCCTGGGGAACAAGGCCACGCAGGGGGTGTCGTCCGGGTCCACTAGGGGGCGCGCTCGAAAAACATGGAGGCCGGCAGATGTGTTATACCCGCGTGTGGTCCGCATCTCCTCCAAACGGGTGATCAGCGCAGAGATGATCTGCTCTCGGATCGTGTCGCTCATACCTTGCTCAATAGATAATCGAGTTCATGTGCGAAATTCTTGTCCAGGCGTGCATTCGCTTTCTTCTGAATGCTCCGCATGCGGTCCTCGTTGCTCATGATGTCCGGCACCGCAGGGCCCCAAAGCTTTTTGATCGGCAGCCGGTATCTCCTTGGGAGCGCGCCATACGGGAAAGTCCTCTTGTGCGGCCGGGTCCCGACATGCCTTTTAAGCGAGCCTGTCCGCCAAAAGACCTGCTTTCCGCCGCCCTTTTGGCCATAGCGAATAAAGGCGTGCTCTATGAGCTCCCGGGGCCGGCCCTTCTTGACCTGGACCGTGACCCCCTTTCGTGTCTGCCGCGCGCCGAAGGCAATCAAGCTGGTCCCGTACTTCTGCCTACTCCGGACGGCCGCCCGCAGGTCACGCAATGTCGCCTTTTCGACGTACATGGTTTTTCGGACCACGGTGGCGGAAAGGTTGACCTCCTGGCGAATTTCCTTGACAGAGTCCGTCCGCACGCCGGCAAGTGTCTTGTTGGTCGCCCGCATAACCACGCGCCGAGAGCCGTTCTTTACCCCCGCGAGCAGCCCCTGGGCCCTCAACCACTGCACCTGGTCGAGCTTGATTTCGATTCCAGCTTTAGCGACCCCGGCAGACGGTGAGTAGGCGGCCATCTAGCTACACCTCCCTCACGGTTGCCTTGATTGTGTTTTTGTCCCACTCGTCCACTGAAAGCACTTCATAGGTGCTCGAGCCCACGATAAACAAGTCCCCCCGCTTGGGGCGCCCGACCTGACTGTAAAGCGCCGTGATGGCGATTCCCTGCTCCCACGCCTGGGCGTCCAGGCCTGCCGGTTGCATTTGCAGGATTTTGTGTACCCACGCCTTGCATGAGACATCTGCCAGGCTCGTCCCCGACATGGGACGGTAGGTGGCGTCATCCCACTCCTGGGCAATATCGCTCGCCGCCTGGCTTATGATGTCCGATGCACCCATCAGTCAACCTTGTCCGCGCTCGCGCAGTTCATCTCTATGACGTGGTAACCGCGATGTGTGGACGGAGTATAAATGGCCCGTACCCGAACGCTCTCTCCGAGTGCGGCAGGGATTGATGTGACACCCGCTGCGAACCCGCCGCTACTAGGCGCATGAGTGGTCCCGGAGGCAAGGTTTTTGAACCCCTGGTCCTTGTTAAAGAGGATGAACCCGGTGGGGCCCGTGGCAGCCGAGAAGTCCCACTCGCGGCCATGGAGGTCTTCGGTCACATCCACCAGATACACGGTCTCACCGGACGCCGCTGGGGCAGTCGGGCACCCTGCGTTCGGGATCCCGCTCCCGGGGGCGCTATACGGCGTCGCCCCGGAGGGATCCCCTGTACCGTTTGCATAGCTCGGGTGCGAAGTCTCGACCAGAAAATGAGCGTAGGACTTGAGGTTCGCCTCGCTCACGAACCATCCGCTGTTACCGCTGGTCGCGTCGGTCCCCCATGTAATTGTGCCGGTGGCGCCCGACAGCACCGCCGTATTCATGGGCAGGTTTTCGGTCGAGCCCTGGACATTGAGGTTGCCCTTGACCAGCACATTCGTGAAATAGCCGTCGTAGTACACCGACAAAACCGGCACGGCCATGATCAGCGCCAGCAAAGCCACGCTTGCAATAAGAGCCCATTTACGTCTCATTTTTTGTCTGCTCCTTTTTCTTCGCAGGCTGCTTGGCCTGCGGCGGGTCGGGCACGCGCTCGAATCGCTGCCGCCTGCTATTGGCTACCAGCTCCCTGCCGACCTGGTCCGGGTACTCCTTGGTCTCCCCCCGAAGGTGGGGGCCAAATCCAGCAACCCCCACCTTTTCACGAGGGCCCAGGTATTTGACTTTCATGGTTCCCCCCGCCATCAGGTCAGGATGGTGTCGTAAAACAGGTAGCCGGCGTCTGCCGAGGTCACCTGGGCGTCAAAATTCTCCGAGGCCTCGATCACCCACTGTTTTTGCGGGTCTTCCCACCAATACCGGACACTCCGGTAAGTGTCGGCCGCGATGGTGCGGGACTCCTGGCCCGCGTCTCCGTTCCACTCGAAAATGTATCCGGCAGTGGGGTCCATGAGGGCCGGGTTGGGGGATACATACCCGAGCCAGCACGCACCTTTTGTGGCTGTGGTTTCCCAGAGATCCACGGCGTTGAAGTCCGTCCCGGCCACCACCTCCTCGGCGTCCGAGTAAATGGCGCCGCCGATAAGCACGCGGTCCAGTTCGAATAATTGCGCCAGGGTTTGGGTCGTCACGTCCGCCGGCGCACCCTGGGTGCCTGTGTACTTGATGCGGTCGAGAATACTTGAGTCCTGCTTGATCTCCTTCAGCGTTTTGGCATCCATGACCATGGTGTTCGGGTAGCGGCCGATAAGTTGCCGGATAGTCTCCTTCGCGTCCAGGACGTCCGCGATGAACGTGTTACTCTCGCCGGCGGCCCAGCCGCCTTCGGCGTCGTTGGAACTGGTCCAATTGGCTGACGTGCAGCACAACGTGGAGACGATGTATTCTTTCTCCAGCAGGATTTTGTCGGTGGCGTAGGTGACGCCGGTGACCCATGGCTGGAGAGCATCGTCGGCGTTGTTGATGAGCTCAACAGGCACCGGGTGCGCCATGGCGTATTCGATGCAGTTGTATTGAGTGTCGGAAACCACGTAGCCGCCTCTTCGGGCCGCGCCTCCTGGCCCGCGAACACCGGCGTCCCTGCGAAACCAGGCTCCTTTGGTAAAGCTGTAGAAATAATCGCTTTGCTTGCGGACAGGCACATGCGGGAATACGAGATCCGCAATGTAAAGTCCGTTGCGGTAGGCGACGCTGATGTTGCTGAGAGTCGCGTCCCTATGTGCGCTTTTAGGGGTCGGTTGCATTTGTCATTACCTCCGTCCAGAGTTGATAGATTTAGGACACCATCAGCGTGTCGGTGGTGAGGAGCACCGTGATCACGTCGTTCTCGGCTCCTGCCGCGGTCAGCGCGATTGCCCGTACATTGTCGTAGTCGGTGTCGGCCGCGTCGCCCTTGCCGTTGTCCGAGGCGCCCACGTACTCGGCCTTGATTTTGCTGCCGACAGAAATCGAGGCGTTCATTTTCAATTTGCTGATTCCGGTCACGCGCACCACGGCCGTCTCGCCGCTCTCCGGCGCATTCTGCAGGATCCCGACAGGAAACTCCGTCCCCCCGTCCATCAGGTCCACCGTGGTGTCGCTGGCGAGATGCACAAAACAGTACTGGTAATCGGACAGATCCTCGGCTGCGGCGAGGCTGATATCGATGCCTTCTCCGGTGTATGCCATTTTTATTTTCCTCCGTGGTCTTGGCCGTCAGGCCTGGTTTAGTTCGGCAGCCTGCTCTCGGCCCAGGCGCTTGCCAGTTCAGGGTTTCGTTTGCACGCCATGGAGCACGCTTGTGCATATGACACCTTTTCGTCCTCCATGATTTTTCGTGCCGCCTCATCGAGCCTCAAGTCCGCGGGCCTGGTGTCCTCCGGTTCGGGTTCAGCCGGGGCCTCCTGCCCCAGCGACTGCGGGGCCGAGTCTTCGAGGTCCTGGAGTGCCTGCTGCTGTTTGGCTACGGCCGCCTCAAAAAAGCCCTTGTAGGCGGCTTCCAACCCAAGGCCTTTTTTCACGGCATCGATCTTGGCCTCCAGGGCTGCGTTTTCAACTCCCAGGATTCCGGTGACGCGCTCGCGCTCCTCAGTCCTTCCGGCCTTGAGGCCTTCCTCCCGGCCTCGGTCGAAAGCGGCCTGGTCGATCTGGGCGAAAAGATCGGGATGCTTCTCTTTCAGTTCGTTCAAATTCATTTCGTGATCCTCCGTGTCTATTGTTTTATTTCTAGATATAGTGACAGGGACCCGTTCGCCCTGATCCGAAAGAACGATGGCCGCGGTGTCGCCGTCGGCGCCCAAGGCCACAAAAGAAACCTCGCCCACCAGAGACTCGGTCCAGATCTCCGCCGGGCCCTTT